ACCTCCTTTACAGTCCCTTTCTTGATAATTCCCTCTATCCCATGCAGCCGGCAGGCCAGCTTGAATTGGTCTGCCATCTCGTTGTAGTAGTCCTGATAGCCTTCATACTCCGATACGAGCTTGTTATAATGCAGCCTTCCAAAGACGGCCTTATCCACAAAAGACACCTCTTGCATCAACTTCAGTATCTGATCGTGTCTCCGTGGATGGCCCAGGATATTTGGTGTGGGATATGGCTCTATGCTGACCCACGTCATGAGTCCTTGATTGTGCAGATACTTCAGAGCCTTGATCCTGTCTTGATAGGGAGCGGCATTCGGTTCCCACTTCTTTCTAAACTCTTCATCAAGAGACACCAGCGAGATTCCATACTCATTCCGCCCACTGCTAAACTGCAGCACCCCTGGATATACGCCCTTGGTAAGGAAGGTGACAGGTATCCAGTTGCTTTCCAGTATCCAGAGCAAATCCCTGGTCATGTTTGTTACTTCCGGATACCCTCTCATGAAGGGATCAGTTGCAAAGCACATATGCACCTGCTTAATCTCCCCCCTCAACTTGACCTTCAATTCCTGCTTGAGCAGCTCTGCAGCGTTCTCTACAAGTCTCGGCTCGCACCAGTCCTCATAGTTCTTGACCTTGCCAAATCTCCGGGCTTGCCTAAAAGCATTACACGGGTATTTACACCCATGCGCACAGCCCAGGACGTGGTTTATGGCATAATCGCCATATTCCACACCGGTTTTATAGAGAAGCGTCTTTCTTCTGATTGTCTTCATCTTTCCCTGCCGTCAGATCGCTTAGGTGTCTCATGATCTTGTTGTAAAGGTTGTCCAGGCCAGACTCCGCTTTTTCAAGATAATCACCACAGTCAGTCAAATCATCTTCAAATCTCATTATGATCCTGGATTGTGTGAGCTTTTCAAGCTTCCTATAAACACTGTTCAGATCACTTGCTATATCTTTAGCATTGTCTCTTTGCTCTTCTACCTCATGGGCAGCCTCTACAAGCTCTTGCATCAGCTCGTCACGCTCAGGGTCTCCGGTTCCACCTATCTTGATTCTCTTTTTGAGCTTTCCTTCGCAATACCATTCGACCTCATAGCCCTCTTTCAGATACCTCTTCATCACTCCCTCCCCACCGGCTCCATGCTCAGCCCGCTGACATACTTCCTGATCCGCTGTTGTCGCTCTCGCAGCCTCTTGATTTCGTACTCTATGCTGGGTATCTGGCGGATTGCTGGGCTGCGGCGGCTGTGGCTCGCCTTGCGGATATAGCTCTTTCATGATCTTTCTGTATACCGCATAAACCATCTGAGTGTAGTTCGGTGCTGTCGCATAGCGACCACCTCTCGGCCTCTGGAAGTCGTTGGCCGCCAAGGTAATCATCCTCACCTCACCGCCACGATCCGCCGGCCAACGATACTCCTTGTCCATAAGCTTGCAATACCTTTCCACACCGGCACTATAGGTCGCAAAGCCCCTGTCGCTGCCATCGTCAGTATTGCCTACATTTAAGATGTTTTTGGTTCTGCGGCTACGCTTCGCATCCGGGTTCATCCCCCAGTGGGACTCCACAATCCCCTGGGCTAAGCACAGCCCCAGCTCTACGTTGTAAAAAACGCAGTAATACCCAATCTCCTTCGCCAGGCTCTGGATGTCATATTCCACCACCGCCTTATCACCAAATTGGTCTCGGCAATGCTTTTTCAATATCTCAGCTATTTGATTAGGTGTTACCGTCATGACGCTTTAACCTCCTTGTCTTTGATCTGATCTCTGATAGTTTGCTCTGTTACCTCTTTCTCGATCATATGCGCCAGGCTGAAGCCCTTGGCCACGATTTTCAATTCATGCAGCGCATGCGCACTCTTTAAAGGGCATTCCTCAGGGATACTACCTTCTTCTACTCTTAGCTTGCACTTTTTGGAAGTACAATCCTGACAGGTGAGGATCACCAACAGCTTGGCATTTCGGTTAATACATCCATGAGCTTCCATCAGATACTGCTTCACGTCATCCCAGTTCTGTTCAAACTCACCTTCACGCAGGTTCAGCTCTTCATCTTTCAGCTTTATCAGCATCTCCAGCCCGCCTATTTCCTTGACCAATTCCCTGACCTCCTGCCGCTTCTCATGCAGCGACTGAAGGTCTTTGTTGTACTCACGCCGCATGACCGCCATATCCATGATGTGATCATTCTCTTGCTTTCTCAGCCTCATCATGGCCAGGAACCAGAGCACAGTCATCATTACCGCGCAGCTAACCAATACCATTGTGGATGTGCTCATGATGCTGCCTCCTCTTTAGGTTCTGTTTCTACCTTCTCACCAGAGCAGACGCCGCCAGGCTTGTATTTGGCTTTGGGAGCGGACTCTTGATCATTCTTGATTGCCTGATACAAACGGGCAGCGAGTACGCCCGCTTTAATTGCATGCTTATCTCTGTTTTGCAGGTTATCAATGGTAGCCTCCAGTTCAGAGATACTCTTATCCCTCTTCTTGAGCTCATTCCTTTGGTTTTCTATGATTGTGCGCAGCCCCTCCACGTCTCTGCTGAGCTTTTGCACTTCCTCATATCGCTCGCCAAAGGCTTTATTCGCTGCGCTGTGCTCTTTCCGAAGCTTCGCCATTTCCGCTCCGTGATGCTCCGCATTCGCTTTGAGCACCTTGTCCATATCCACCAGAGCCGCCTCCAGTTGCCTCACCTTGTTATCCTTTACATCAAGCGACATCTTCAGGAAGTCCACCACGTTCCAGACCTTTTCCTCTTTGTTGTCGCTCCGCAGCACTATCACCACCCAGAGGATGGTTATGATCAGTAGGGCACAAGCCAATATCATGTTGATCATTGTTTTGCCTCGCAATTTTCGCACACATAATAATTGCCGAGATCAGCCACTTGCTTCCATGTGTATATCCTGCCACACTTGCTACAGCGAGCCATGCTGTGCGCTTTCATTTTTTCGTATTCCTTGCCTAAGTTTTTTAGTGATCTGCGCAAGGCAATTTCAGTCTCTGCGCTTTTCAAGCTCGCTCTTATCTTGCGCTTCTCCATTAGCTTTGCTCGGCGGGCAAAATAACCCGCCAGAGCAATTGCAATAATGGTTATGCATATCATCATTATGATCATTTTGAATCTCCTTCTATACTTGTTTTGTTTTCATTCAGCCATTCCTCTACTTCATCCAGTGCGGCATGGCGTGTCGCGCTCTGGATTTTCGGCAACCAATATTCCAATTCTTCTCCGGTAGCAAATTTTGTTATCCGGTCAATTAGCGCTGCTTGCCGCTCTTTTATCGTTGGTTTTGCGTTCGCACCGCGCAATATCGCGGCGAGATGGTTGTGATATTCATAGAGATCACTGAAGTTTGTGCATTCGGCAATCATGCTACATCCTAAATGTTTTTGGATGCTCGAATGCCTGCGAATTTCATTATCAAAGCCGTCAATTTTGTTATCCACAAGGTTTCGCATGACGCCTTGTGTCGCCGCCATAAGTTCGGCAAACTCATCATTTGTTTGCTTCGGCTGATCTGTTGTTTCTGCTTCCGGCCGATCTGTTGTTTCTGCTTCGCTTTCGATGATTTCATATTCTGCCATAGTTTTTTCTGTGTGCCGATCAATGTCTTGAGCCTCTTCTGACGACAGCATCCCGAGTACAATGTCCGGGAACAAATCGTTTACCGCGTAGCTAATCGCTCGCGCCTTCAGCATGCGTTGCGGATACATGCGCCAATTATCTTTTTTGGGAAATAGTCCGGCTCGCTTTGCGTCGTCAATCGTGAATGTGCTAATAATTGATTCTTCTGTGCCGTTTTCATTTCGGCGCTTCATTTTTACGATACATCTTTCTGTGTTGGAATCAATCTCGCATCCGGCATATTCGGGATGTCGCTTTGCCAACGCCAATTTTAAATCTGCTTTTATTGTTGGCCTGCCATTTATATTGTAGATATTCATAAGCGCCGTAGCGGCGTTTAGTCCAAGAGTCTCGCCTACCGATATCACAAACAGCACATCGGCAGGATTGCGGTGAGCATGGAGCCGGCTTTGCGCCAGCTCCTTCGAAATCGATTGCAAGGCTACAAGGTCGTTCATCATAACCTCCTAAAATGGCATGGC